CTACACCCTAGAGTTCGTCGGCAGCGTCAGATGTGTATAAGAGACAGCTTATACATTCCGACACTTGTAGGATCATCTTTTGCATAGTCCACGCATGTTCCGATATAAGCGCCAATATCCTCACCACTGTTCCCGGTGAATGTCTTCCCACCGTCATTACTATATTTGATGTGCAGATAACTGGTTTTCCCGTCTGCTCCATTGGTACCTGAAATTCCCTGTTTTCCCTGTGGCCCCTGCGAACCTTCCAGCTGCTGCCAGCTGTACTTCTTCGGATCATCCGAATCCGTCTGTGTAAAATCCACATACGTTCCAATGTATTTTGACGGTGTCTCTGTCATCTGAGACGCAGAGGTCGGATTCGAAACCGCAGAATATTTGATGTGAAAATAAGTAGTTTTTCCATCTTTTCCATCTGCTCCCTTCGGCCCCTGAATTCCCTGGTCACCTTTTTCGCCCTGTAGGCCGCGCAAGCCCTGTGGCCCCTGTTCTCCTTTGATTTTAGCCCATATGTACGAACCAACTGCCGTAGGGTCTGTCTGATTGAAATCCGTACATGTTCCAATGTAATCTCCCGGTGTCTCACCGCTGTTTGCCGTAAACGTTTTTCCAGCATCGTTGGAATACTTGATATGAAGGTATGTTGTTTTTCCGTCCGAACCATTTTCTCCAGGAATACCCTGCTTACCCTCTTTACCCTGCAACCCCTGAAGCCTATACCATGTATATTTTCCAGGATCGTTTGAATCGGCTTCCGTGAAATCAACGTATGTACCAATGTAAGTGTTGGGAACCTCTGTCATCTGGCTTGCAGATGTAGGATTCGAAACCGCAGAATACTTAATATGAAAATATGTTGTGGCTCCGTTCTGTCCATCTTTTCCGGCAATACCTTGCTCGCCCTGCGGTCCCTGGATTCCCTGCAGTCCCTGTGTACCTTGCGGCCCTTGAATCTTTGTCCACTTGTATTTGGACGGATCGGTAGAATCCGCCTTTGTATAGTCCGTGTGCACACCGATGTACGTCTTACCGGTTGATTCTGTAATAGAAAATCCTGTCTTTCCATCTGAACTTGTTGCATAGGCAATGTGCAGATAAGGGGTCTTTCCATCCGCTCCCGGCTTACCCTGAATACCCTGTGTACCGTCCGCACCCTTAATCTTTGTCCAGGCATATTTCGTCGGATCGGTGCTGTCGGCTTCGACCTCATCTACATACATTCCAATGTAGTCTCGATCAGAATCTGAAACAGAAAAACCAACCTTTCCGTCGGAGCTGTTTGCATAAGCGATATGCGTATACGTGGTTTTGCCATTCTCGCCCTTCGGTCCTTGAATTCCCTGTTCTCCCTTTTCACCCTGCAGTCCACGCAGTCCCTGTTCGCCTGGATCTCCTTTATCACCTTTCGGCCCCTGAAATTTGCTCCAGCGGTACTTCGCCGGATCTGTGGAATCCGCTTTGACAAAATCTACATATTGGCCGATATATGTCTTATCAACTGCATTGGTTGTCGAAAATCCTGTTTTTCCATCAGCGCTCGTTGCATAGGCCATATGCAGGTAACTGGTTTCGCCATCCGCTCCATCGTTTCCCGGAACACCATCCGCTCCGTCCTCGCCATCATCGCCCTGGAACTTCCGCCAGGTATATTTGGTTGGGTCTGTGCTGTCCTCAAGCGTATAATCTGTATAGGTACCAATATACTTTCCGGTATCTTTTCTCATCTGATTTGCTATCGGATTCGGAACATCAGCATATCTCACATGAAAAAAGCTTGTCAGACCGTCTTTTCCAGGTTCTCCCGCAATTCCCTGATCTCCAACAACCTTTACCCAGGTGTAGACACTCGGATCCGTCAAAACCGGCTGCTTTGTCGTCTGATTGTATGCAATACCCATATATGCTTTTCCGGCAGATTTAAGCGATATTCCAGCACCTGTTTCTGTATCAGCAAACACAACCCAAGTGTAAAACGTCCGGTTCTTTGCCAGCTTCTCAAACTGTGCAGCCAGGCTCTCCATCTTTTCTGAAATTCCACTCAATTTCAGCTTGTATTCGCCCAGCGTTGCCGTGTACTCATCATTGTAAATGGAGGACTCCAGTTTCATGATTCTTGCAGACAAATACAGTTCTCCGGCATCATCTACAATGTTCACTGTATCGCCGATCTTGATTCCATCCGGCAGATACGCCAGTTCCACTTCGTAGGATACGGCTGCATCATAGATCTTTTTCAGCTTTGATACGGCACGATTGCACAACTCTGACTGACTTAACGTATCATAGGTGTAAGTCTGGACAATATGACCGGTTCCATTTCCTTTTTCGGAAAGATACCGGCTCCATTTGGCCACTGCGCTCCGGGAATAAATCGTACTGCCGGACAGATATATATCGCCGTCATCATACTTATACCCTTTCAGATTGATCGGCGTTTCACTGTCTTCCGGATATCCGCCGGTAACGGAAAGTGCCGTAGCCAGATCTTCTACTGAACTTTTTACAATGATATTTTTCACTTCCCGGTTGATCCGAAGTTCTCGCCCCTGATCTACGCCGCGCTTCTTATGCAGGTTGATATATTTGTGCTTGATTTTCAACCGGTCGATTTCAAAAGTATAGGAAACTTCCGCGTCAAACTGCGTGGCAACGCTCAAAATACGCTCAGAAGCGGTGGTCTCACCCTCCCAGGACAGTTTCCGGTTATAATTGCTGACCTCATTGATTCCAATTTCAAAGCCGGAATCGTCGCTGAATTTTTCAACATAGTAGCTCGCTGGATATGCCTTGTCTGCTTTGTATTCGCCAACTGTCTCGTTCAGGAGATCCATACCGGCATCCTCGGCATAGATTTCTACTTCCTGTTTGAAAATATTTTCTTCGCTGGTAATGATCGTATAAAATTCCTGCTCATCGCCATTCTTCCGAAGAATATAATTGCCAACAGAACCATACTGTTTCGCATCATTCCGCGTGCTCGCCGTGTAATTCAGCGTAAATTCTAGTGTAGCAACACCTGCTTCCACCTCTTCTGTTTTCAGATCATCAGAAATGTACAATCCCTTCGGTAGCTCTGTGCTTGCCTGCCCAAGGACATTCATATGTCGGTCCGCAAAATATAAAATCATAGAAACACCTCCCTGTATTTCATTGTGTATGTTGGCTGTGTTGCCCAGTCCGATGCAATGCATTGGATCTGATTCATTCCAGGCTGCAGGCAAAAGTTCTCCCAATCGTTGCCCAACGCACCAAGATCCTGTCTCGGAAGTCCCTGTAACATGACCTCTCCATTGCTACAGTCAGCTGTCAAAACCTGATTTACCGAAAATTTATTCGGAATATCACGCCATTTTTCTACATTGTCAATTCTCACGAAGATGCCGCGGAAATAATTTCTGGTGACAAGCTGATTTCCTGTATTTCGACTTCCCCACTGTCCCAAATACAATTTCACTGTTGCCACTTTCACATCTTTTAATTCTGGAACTGTAAATTCCGGATAACTGCCCTTCCAGAAAAAACGTATTTTCTCTCCATGTTTCATCATGTCGCTTGCGCCATACGTTTGGCTGTATGGGTTTGCATCTTTTCGATGGCAAGGTTCAAAAGTATATGTTTTGACGATACGCGGGTTGTTTCCACCTACCCACATATTCATGTGCGCTGTGTTTCCGATCGTATCGGTTTTGTATATCTCCTGGCAGCAGATCATTTTTCCGTTCGCATCGCAGAAAGCAATCGCCTGGCAGCCCGTCTGCCCCATAAGACCAGTTTCAAACCAGCTGTTCATGTAACAATAGAGGTGCGTCGCTCCCTTTGCTCCATTGGAATCTACCACATCAATAGATTTCATAGCTCCATTCCAGCCGTTTGTGTTTGGACTTACATATCCACTGCTGGCCAGATACAGACCTTTGATGCTGTCTACGCTCATGACACCCAGCTTTCCAGCCGTCTTGCTGTTACTGTATAAGAAGTTGCTCCCTGTATCATCTTTCCACGCCGCATCCTGTGACCAGACATATTGGTCAGCATAGCTTGTTATCAGTTCGCTTTTTTTGTATGTTTCTCCGTTCAACTCATCCGGATCACCGAACTGAAGAATTTTCTTGGAGTCATTTACAAAACCTACTACTCCATTTTCACTGTGCATTACTGCCTGAAGCTTTGGAAAGGCCCGATAAGTGCCGTTGTACGACACAATGAACGTTTTTCCGTCATCCGCAGTCGGGCTTACGGTAAATTCTTCCACGGAATATTTGAATGGATCCGCGCAGTAAAATTCCAGCTCCGATGTAATCGAGTTCTTTCCTGCAGGCACCTCACCGGCTCCCTGCTTTGTTCCGATATAATATTTGTCCGGTTCATCTGCAAAAATAAGGGTTGCCTGTTCTGCATCCAGAAGAGCATTCAGTTTGTTGTAAGCACTGCGAAAAGCTACATTATCTTCGGCTACCAGCTGATATCCCACCACAATAGTCCTTGGCTGATAACGCTTTCGTCGATACTTTGTACCGTCAGACACGCCTGTTTCCAGATCTGTAATCTCCGTACCCAAAATTTCCCGGCCGGACACATAAAGTGTCCGGTAGCCGGGAATCACATTTTCCAAATAGTTTCCATTAAACATGAGAGCCTCCGAAGGCAGGTTCTGCCCTGGGTACCGCTCCGTGGTATCTACAAAGTTATACATTCATTCTCCTGCCTTTCTTTCGGTTCTCCCTAGTCTCCTGTTTCTCAATTTCTTCTCGTGTATACGTTGCAGTCGCCTTTCCGATCTCTCTTCCGTCCAGATTAACCGGTACATAGATGGTATATTTTCCATTGCTGCTGTACTGGTAGCTGTCGTTCAGGTCTTCATATCCAGATCGAAGGTTCATTCCGATTTCCGGCGCAGGTGTAAGCTCCGGAACCTGTATCAATTCCATGGCTGCCTGCTTTGCCTCCTGCACATGATCCATGATGCCGTTGATCCAGCCGATTCCGAAATAGTTGCCCAGCTTATCTGTCACCCGCGATGGGCTGTGAATCTGCGCTTTTGCCCGGATCGCCGCCTCTGCAGCCGCCGCAAGCTGTGCCGCCACTGCTCTTACATGGCCGACCTGGCTTGCCATACCGTTAGCGAGACCCATGCCGATGTAAGCACCGCTGTTATAGGCCCCACCTGCCGATGATCGCATGGTAATTACGATTGAATTTGACATTGTTTCTGCTGTAGAAACCGCCCTTGACATTCCAGCTGAAACGCCATTATTAAAATTATTTCCAACCGCATTTCCAGAAGTCTTCGCTTTACTTTCTCCTTGGGAAAACTGCTTAATCAATGCACTGATCGCAGATTTCGCCTTGTTTCCCAATGCATCCAGCCCAGAATTCACAACATTCACGCTGGAGCGCATACCTGTAAGCGATTTTTCAGCGCTTTTCGCATTTCCGGCGATTGACTTCATACTGGAATTTACTGATTTCAGAGCAACTACCATAAGACCGGTTCCTGCGGCTCCGGCCACCATTGCCGCTGCAAATACGCCAACTGTTACAGCTGCCGCGCCAGAAGATCCTGCCAAAATCACAAAAACTGCACTGGCCGCAGTACCAGATCCAAGTAATGCCGTCAATCCAGCCGCACTGGCCTTTGCGCCAGCCGCTACAAGTGGAAATGCTGCTCCCATAATCGTCAAACCTGCACCTGCCATCACAAGCGAAGCTCCAAGCACCGCTGCTCCGGCAGACAATGCAATTACTCCTGCGGCTGCAGCCAGTGCAGTTACGCCGACCAACGCAAGACCAACTCCGAGCACGGTTGCGCCAACTCCTCCAACAGCAGCTCCGGTGCCAAAGACAATCATACTCGCTCCAAGCTGAGCAATTGCTACCGCTCCCTGCGCTCCGTACTGTGCAATTGTAGGAAGAACAGCGGATACAACAGCCAACGCTGTGCTTGCAATCAATGCTCCTGTTGCTACCAAAACAATAGCGGCTCCAAATGCAATAAAGCCAACTGCTCCCGCTGTTAGTGCTGGTCCAAGAGCAGCCGCTCCAACTGCCAACAAAGCGATTGCCGCAACCATGCCAACCATACATCCAATAGCAAGCGGACCGGCATTTGCAAGATTAATAGCCGCCAAGGATAACAAACTGATTCCGGCTGCTGCAATTAATACCGCAGCGCCAAACGCAACAAATCCAACCGCTCCGGCCGAAAGCGTTGGCGCTACACTCTTGGCCACCAGCATCAAGCCTCCAAGTGCAACCACCATTCCTACCATTACGCCGATAGCCAGCGGACCGGCACTCGCCAACTGAATCGAAGAATATGCCAAAAGTGCCAAACCTGCGCTAATCATTAGCACAGCCGCTCCCAACGCCAGAAGCGCCGGTGCCATCGCTGTTAATTTCTTTGAACCGCCGGACATAGATGAAAACATTTTCGTCATACCAACTGCGAGCCCTACTACCACGCCAATCAAACCGGCAAAAACAGCTATTGCCCCCGGACCAGCATTGGCTACTGCAATTGCCGACTGTGCAAGCAAGTAGAATCCTGCGCTGATCGCCAGCACTCCAACGCCCATCATCATAAAAGCCTTGGCAGACGCTACCATTTTCTTCGCACTACCGCCGCTGGATTTTCCAACCGCCTCCTGGCCTTTTGAAACACCAAATAGCCCAGGTGCGATTTTCCCGAGTCCAGCCTTTGCCAGCCCTCCAACAGCTCCTGTAAATGCGCCAACAAACGGTGCTACAGCCTTAACGATTTTAAAGCCTTTATATGCAATCAAGAGTTTCGGAAGTGCCACCGCTACTTTTGCAATCGCGTCCGAATGTTTTTCCAAAAATCCCGAAACTGCTACAATTCCATCTTTGACCTCTCCCAAAGTGGTAGAGAAATTTTCAATACTTTCTGTGCTACCAAAAGAACCTGAAAGCTTCTTGATATCTCCTATGATCGCCCCAGCCGCATCGCCCAGTTCCGTTCCCGCTTCCAATGCGTCCGTTTTGAAAATATCCCAATATGGTTTTGCTTTCTCAACCATTGATTCTATTTTATCGACAGCCTTTTCGATCCCTTTTCCGCTGGCAAGCTTTTCATCAATTTTTCCAACCGTCTCAGTTGCGATGCCAACCAAACCTCTCATTTTTCCGCCAACCTGGTTGAATGCAGTAATTCCAAGTCCTTCCATAGCAGACTGCAGTTTCACGACATCGTGCCGAAGATTATCCATTTTGATCTCTGCCATTTCTTTGGCTGCACCGTCACTGTTATAAATGGCATTGGTTAACTTGTCAAAATCCTCTGGTGCCGCACTCACGATTGAAAGCAGACCTGACATACCCTCTTTTCCAGCTAACGTAGCAGCGTATTTGGCCTTTAACGCTCCCTCTGCTCCATAAGCCTTTTCCGTTAAATCTGCTAATGCTTCATTATACTTCTTTTCTGTCAGCTCTCCATTGGCATACTTTTCGTCAAGTTTTGCAAGGTTCTCTTGGAACTGATCCATTGGCATTTTGCATTGTCCAAATGCACCGCGCAGATCGGTTACAATGTCCATCAGAGACTTCATCGAGCCATCACCATTCTGCAACGATATGCCCAAATAATCCATTGCGTCACTGATATCATCTGTTGGCTTTGCAAGATTCGTCAGAATAGTTCGAAGGCTACTTCCGGCCATGCTGCTTTTCAATCCTGATGAAGCCATGAGACCGAGAGCGATGGCTGTATCTTCTACACTATAGCCTAACGATCCAGCTACCGGAGCCGCATATTTAAATGATTCACCCAACATGGCAACATTTGTATTGGAATTGGCCGAAGCCGCTGCAAGAACGTCAGCAAAATGTGAAGCGTTAGAAACTTCTTTCGTAAAACCATCTTTAATAATTTTGGTTGTGCCATCTGCTGATAAGCCGAACGCTGTCATCGCATCTGTTACAATGTCAGAAACGCCTGCCAAATCTTCTCCCGACGCTGCGGCTAGATCCATTACACCTTCGATTCCATTTAACATATCCTCAGCTTTCCAGCCGGCCATTGCCATATACTCCATCGCAGAAGCTGTCTCGCTTGCGGTGTACTGCGTGGATTTTCCAAGCTGTTTTGCCTTTTCAGACAGTCTATCAAAGTCGGATCCTGTAGCTCCGGAAATAGCTGCTACAGACGACATAGCATTCTCAAAATTCGCGCCAGCGCTTATTGCACCAGCAGTCAAGCTTTTCAGTCCGCTTCCGATTGCCGAGACTGCCTTGGATCCAATCGCCGCCATAGCACCAAATCCAATTCCACTTGTAAGCGTATTTTTCAGATTATCAGCATAACTGCTACATGATTTCATCATTGACGAGAAGTTTTTATCTTCCGCGCACAAAACCGCTTTTACGCTATAAGATTCTGCCATCTGTTCGCCCTCCTTTCTTTAACAACTTGGATATTCCAACAAAACGCGGATCGCTCTTCTTATGTTTCTTTTCCTTCACATTTTTTAATTCTTTTTCATAGTCGAAGAAATTTCGGAATCTTTTGTATACTGGCACTGTTTTCTTCCCAGATTTTTTCTGCGCCTGGGCAGCAAAATTCAGAAATGCCTGCCGATGTGCCCTGTATTCGTCATCTACTATTCGATATCTCAGCGCTTCCATCATAATTTCGTACTGTGCAATCGTCAGACGATCAACCTGTTCAAACGATGTGAATCCCAGATACCGGAAGCAGCTGATTGCAACTTCCCGGTATTGTTCTTCAAAGCTCACCTCTTCATGGGATATGTCACTTACTTCTTCGCTTTTTCTTCCTCGATCGTCTTCTCGAGATTCTGGACGCATTTCTTCGTAGCATTTGCATTCTTTAAGAAACCCATCGTATCTTCGAAGAGCTGATCGATATCGGTATCCGAATCATCAATATATTCATCCAGAATTTCTGTAGTTGCTCTCGGATTCTGCCCTTTATTCGCTACGAGTAACAGATCCTCAAGAGCCTCTACATCTCCGTCCATGATCCCTGCCACAGCGTATCTCAGGCCAATATTCTTCTTGGCATCTTTTACTCCGTCTACCGGCATGCTTACTTTCTTGTTCATTTCTCTCATGAATCCCATGCCAAAATTAAACTGATACACCTGTCCATTGATTGTAAGTTCCATATCATTTTTCTCCTTTACTATCAAAAAGAGGACGATTTCTCGCCCTCAACTGTTCTTTTACGCTCCTGTTTTTGTCGTATCTGTAAATACGTATGCCGCTACTTCCTGCTGTGCGGCTGTCACTGTCACATCGCCTTTCTCGCCGGTTCCGTTTACGCCAAAGGTAAGGGATACTTCTACCATATCCTCGGCATTCGAAGTCTTTTCCAGCTCCGTTACGTAACCCTGGAAATATTTTCCCTTGAATTTATTGCTTCCGCTGGATGCTGGTTCATCCAGATTTGCTTCCCAGATCTCGACCAGTTCATCATTGATCATGGCATCTTCAAGAGAGTCGATCAGCGTGTCGCCCTTGGCAAGAATACTGGTTGCCGTAATCTCAACCTCGGCTGCTCCCGGGGTACGGATCGTGCCATCCTTTGTCTCTGTGGTATCGGCATCTTTACTTGTCGTTCTGCCGTTCTCTGTCGTAAACGCTAATGCTGTAGCTGCATTTTTAGCCGCATCTTTTTTAAGGCGGTACAGATAAACGATCTTTTTACCACGTACCGCATCTGCGAATAACTGTAAATCAATTATTTTTCTCATGCTGTTCTCCTAACTAAATAAAAAAGTCACTTCTACAATTCCATGAAGAAGTGGCTGGTTGGTGGTTGTATCCGGCAATATTCTCTGATTTAAGTCCTTCACGGACCAGGAAAAGTTGCCGGTGTGCTCCAGATGTCTGCAAATCTGCTTGATCTGCAGAAGCATCTGTGAAACTGTGCCGCGCTGCCGCGGATTATCGTGCCAAACGTGGATTGTCTGGCTTACAATGCCGAACACGGCTGTTTTATTGGCTCTGTCATTCAAATCACTGTCTGCCAGATAGACAAACGGATATGGTGTGCCTTCCGACGGTAAAAACGTGTCATACACACTGCCTGGATACTGTTTTTTCAATTCCAGAAGCAATGCACTGAATAATTCCTGCTGTGGATCCATCGTGTCACCTCGTAAGCTTTTTCAGATCAGATTTGAATTTCTCTTTCTGTGCTGTATAGGAAGGGCGCATATACGGCTGTGCGTTCATATATCGGGTTCCGTACTCCACATACGCCGCATACTCTGCCGTTGGCTCTACTTCTGCCGTAAGGCCGCCATCTCGGATCTCAAGACCGATGTGTCGTTTCAAGTTACCAGTATCCACTGGAGCTTTTCTCTGTGCGGCCTCCTGCAGAGCTGCACCATTATCCTTTACTATCTGTTTCACTTTACTCATCTGCACGTTTTTCTTCAATTTGACCTGCAGTTTTTCCATTCCTTCCAGCTTGATTTTCGGCATCAGACCACCTCCGATAGTATAAAAGTCTGTTTCACGCGAAGTTTCCGCGTATAGTCCACTTTATAGTTTGTGTTCCCGATCCGGATCCGATCAAACGGTTTCTGGTAATGATTTTGAAGCTGTACGGTCACGCTGCCCTGACGGATTCCTCCGTATACGATCTGCATGATCTCTGCTCTCGTATCCATCACAGAAGCCATTTTCTGCACCTCTGTGACTTGGTCTGCAGCATAGTTTCCGGTTTTCGAATCATATTCGCCCGGCAGGACCCGTTGGAAGAAAACTGGTGTATCATATCTCACAGAAACTTTACCTTTCCCTTCCTTGCCTCCCGCTGGCTGTCCAGATAAGACTGAATATCATCCATGTACCCGGCAAAATCATTTTCAGACCAGGAAAGGCTCTCGCCCTCAACACTGTGAGAGGAGAGCCCTTCTGATCCGATTCGGTTGAATCGAATGACTGAAACATCCAATATGATGTATTCCATTTCTTCCGGCGGCTCCAGACCGCCAAGAAGAAATTTCAACCGCTGTTTCGTGGCATTCAGAATCAGCTGTAGCTGCTGTTCTGTCTTTTTATCTGTGTCTTCCAGTCCAAGAAGCAGTTTCAGATCTTCGAGCATCGACTGCCTCCTACTTCTCTGGTTCTTTTACCAGTTCGATCACCGGGGTTCCACGCAGGTTTTTATCCGAAGCAAGCTCTTCCAGGCGCTCTTTCGAGACCTTGATTCCCTCGCGCGGGAAAACATCACCCTCTCGGTACTCATGGTCATCGTCATGAAGATCCGTAAAGTATTCAATCACCCTGTACATAGGTTCCTCCTTCTCAGCTCTTCACAGCTACTGTTACATCGCCAGAACGGACTGCTTTATAGTTCTGATCACACTCAACCAGCGTGATGTGATGGGTTGCTGTAGATGCGATTTCGGATTCTCCATCCCATTTGCTCCAGTTTTTCACGTCATCGCCGTATTTCACAGCAGTCGCGGATGCCGCATCTTTATACTTCCAGCAGTTTTTCATAGACATCAGCTGCTCTTTTACGGAGATCTTTGTTTTTCCTGTTTCAGATCCTTCTGCCGCCGTTACGGTCAGTTTTCCAAGAGTCTGTGTATCCGCGCCACCAACGGAGATGTAGGCGATGGCATCCAGGTACTCACAGAATAAGCGCAGACCCATAATAGCGTACAGATCCGAAATTGCTCTCTCGTAGGTACCCTGTGCATGGAAACCGATAAAATGAGTAGTCGGGTCCGTTGTATAGCTGAGGCCAGCTTTTACGAACTCAGAGTCGCCCGGATCGATGTAATATCCGATGATGTTGTTGAGTGGAGTAGCAATGACGACGTTTTCCGGGATTTCAGAGCTTACGAAGACAACATCAGCGCCAAGGAATTTCTTCATGTACTCAAAGCCGAACGCTGTCTGCAGGGAGATATCCGCGGCACCGACATATTTATACACATCCAGTGTATTTACCCATACTGCTACGCCGGTAGCCGTTCTTCTCATCTTTTTGAACTTATCTTTAACCTTTCCGATTGCCATAGCAACCGCCATCTGCCAAGTGCTTTCATGGCCAGTCAGAGAACCTGCTTTCAGCTGTGCGTACAGCTTATCCATGACAACGTTCTGCAGATCGGTTTTGAACTCTTCGTCGGTATCCTGTACTGCGGCATCATATCCCTTTTCCGCGATTGCCTCCAGGGTTACTCCCTTACGATACTTGCTGATTTTAATAGTATCAAACGGAATTTCTTCCACAGCGTACTGGGAGTACGGGATCTCTTCGCCCTCTGCGACCTCACCGGACTGCAGATTTCCTGTCACCTTTTTTGTCTTTAAAACGGTGTTGTTATCTTTCTTGATCATTCGGATAATGCCCAGGACGTCAAGCAGCGCCTGAATGTTTTTACCGAAAGATGTTACGAAATCAATCTCGCGGGCTTTTACCTGGATCTGTGCCTGACCTGTCATGTTATCCGGTACCGCAAATACCTGCAGCCCTAATTTTCCAATTCTATGCATGCTGTTTTCCTCCTACTGAAATAATGCAATATTTTCCGCAATCAGCCGCTGCCGTTCAATTGGGTTGCTGACTGCAAGAATCTGTTCTTTTGTCACAGCGCCTTTTCCGCCGGATCCGCCCTTTGGGGTATTTCCTTTCAGGGCATCTTTTACGGCAGCCTGTACTGCATCCTTGTACATCTTTGTGAAAGCTTCGACTGCCGTCTTGGTATCCTCAGCGCTTTCCGATACCAGATGTGCCAGAAGTTCATCCGGGATGTTGATTTCTTCATCTGCCAGCATCTTTCTGGCCGTCTTTGACATTTCCGAGAGCGAATTCTGCCGTTTCAGATCTGCCAGTTCCTTTTCCAACTTCCGGTTTTTATACTCCGCTTTCTCTTCCTTTGTCATCTTCGCCAGCTTTTCCGCCTCTGAAAGCTTATCATCAGTCAGTGCCTGCCACTTTTCCTGCGCTTTGGTCACTGCTGTATTTATCGCTTTCTGCACTCTGCGGTCGAACTCCGCGCGATTCTCTGCCTGCCCCAGAAAATCATCAAACGACATCTCATTGCCGCCATCTCCAGAACCTGCTCCAGCTCCGCCATCGTCTCCGTTTCCGGCTCCATTGTCGTTTCCTTCGCCTTCTGCAAATAACTGCAGGTTGATCATTGGAGATCTCCAACGATTGTTTTTATACTTCATGTTCGGTCCTTTCTGCCCCGTCCCGTTCTGTAATAGCCCCGTGCCGTTGCTCCGGAATCATAGTTTAACGACATTCCGGTCACATCGGTTACACGATCCGGACATACTCCGGAAATTCATCGGCCATCAGACAGATGCCGACAAAAAAGGAATCCACCAGAGTTCTTGCTTTCTCCGATAGATTCCCATACTGTATATCAACCCATCCGGGCGATACTTTGTATTCTATTTCATCCCTTGTTAGAGCCTCGATCGAGCGGATCAGCGTCCGCACAAGGCTGGAAACACCCGCACAGACGATGTCCTGCCCGTGCGGTGCGTACATTGCATGACCGGACACCTTAATTTCGTTTTTACGAACGCGCACCTCAATCATTCTCTGATCCTCTCTTTCTTAACAAATGGGCACAAAAATACCACCGGCCTCTCGACTGGTGGTTAATTATACAAATGGAACCATTTCTTTTACGTCTTTCAATGTCCTTTTTGCCTTTTCGATCAATGAATTCTCAAACAGATATGAAATACCTTTGGGCGTGATAATAGCATCCGGCAGATCGCCTAAAAGAACGCCATCTTTCGTATGATTAACAGCAATGCCTTTTACATATTCTTCCGTAATCAGGCTTAAAATGATATACTGCCAATAATTCTCAGGAATATTATAAGCTGATGCCGTAAGGTAACACGCTTCTGGTTTTTCACCCTTTTTCAAGCATTCATACAGATATTTCAGTACCTGGTATACAATCACGAAATAATCATTCTGAGCCATTTGTCCTGTCTCCTTATCATCAGTTGATAATTAACTGATTCTTGCAAGAATCACAGTAAAAAGTATTGGTTTTTTCACGGTCGCCAACAGGAATCATGATTCCTGTTTTACATTTTTTGCACAAAACTTTTTCGCCTTTCCTCAAGAGCTTTACTCTCTCATGAGGCGGAATATTCAGAGTATTCGTCATACACAATCACTCCCATTTCAGATTCGGATATTTATCATTTATATGATTAATTATATCCTGGAGCACTTTCTCTGTCAATTCAATGTTTTGATGCCTGTACTCGTTCACATAGCATTGCAGTTCTTGACTTTTGGTATTTGGCTTGTTGATTTTGGCATGCGTGGCCTCGTGAATCACCGTAATAGCCGTTTCACGAACCGTTTTGGTATTATCAGCATAAATGTTGATTTCTCCATCTTCGAAAAGTCCGTCCAGTCCTTCATCAACATCAACTCCGTACCATACCTTTATTTGAATATCATTTTCCTGAAGATATTCCAACATTTCCGTTCCGATGCTGGACTTTTTCATTTCTTTCATGATATTTCGAGGTTTGATAACGTCTCGCCCCTTTGATCTGCCATCCAATGTTTGGAATATTCCTTCGTTGTCTTTATATCTTGCCTTTCTGTTTTTCGATGCTTCCCATTCTTCTGTGGTACCGCCCTGCTCCAGAAAGTCCAACCATTTCTCATATTCTGCACTGTCTTCATAGGCTGCCGTGGAGCAGTGGCACCGTGGATGCATCGGCGGCGCGTTCGTTCCCGGCATCATATCCTGCACTTTGAAATGCTTACCATCCAACGCCTGGCACCGCTCGCAGACATCTGCATTCCCGCAGGCAACGTATGTATACTCTTCGAATCCATTTCGAATATAGGACTGCTTCTGCGCTTCTATCTGGACTCTGGCAAGCTCCGTGACCATGAGCCGCTCTGCATCCTCCCGGCTTGCACCGAAGCGTTTCTGCAGGTGCACCGCAAGCTCCCGCGGGTTCTTGCCCTGGATTAGCCCTGTTTTCAGCAGCTTGTCCAGCTCTGCTTTCAGCATATCCTGATACATCCAGATTCGATCGGAATAAGTGGCGTTATGGAATGACGCATCGACAATTGCCCGCGCCATTTTCCCATTTTCCTGCACGGAATTGCCAAGAATACCCGCCTGCCTGCGAAATTCTTCTATTGTCTGCTGTGTCAGCGTCTTGTCAAAATATTTCTGCAGTTCATCGAAACCGGATACCATTTCCAGCCCGATATTGGCTTTCAGCAGTTCCAGACGGTTGATCTTCATGGTTGCATTGTACAGCCGCATCTCTTCATTCGCCTGGTCGGAAAAATCTTTTTCTTTGACGTATTTCGCCGCTTTCCTGCCATACTCTTCGATATCGAGCTTAGAAACCCTTCTCTTTGCTTCTGCCAGCGAAATCTTCTCAGCATTGGCGTATTTTGCGTAAAATCCATCGATTTCCTTCTGAATCTGATCCGCCATATACGCATAGGTCTTCCGGATCTCTTCTGCATAGGTCTGCTCAGACATCTTATTCTTCTTGGCATGTTCCGTCTCACGTTTCTGCCAGTATTCCTTACTCGTCATCCTGTCCACCGCCGCCAAACATCTGCTTCATCACTGGATCCGCTCTCACCTTGTTCTGATCGGTATCAATTTTCTTGATTTCATCCTGTACATTGTCCACAATAGACAGCACCCCGAGCTGTGTTTCCTGGCTGACCACACCTTCCAGATTCTTCGCGATCTCTGCCTCTTCCTGCAGGTTTGCCGGGAAATTTGGTGTAAAATGTGGATGGATCTTCACCCAGTCATCTTTTTTCATTCCTGAGACCGGATTTGAGAAAATCAGACGATACCTCCGGTTCATTCCGCTGGTAAATTTCCGCTCTTTCGTTTTTTCCAAGTTACTCATTGCCTGCAGCTTATATTTCATGGCGATGCCGGAACTGGTGCCAAAATTCTCATCCGAGATATTGGCCACCATGCTGATATGGAAAATTAGCTTTTCCAGACGATCGATCAGATGCTCCTGCGTGGTATCACCATCCGGTTTCTGAAGAAATTCAACGATCAACCGCTCGGTATCTCCATCAAAGTTAATGATTCTGTCATCCCGGATATGCGCCACATCATCTTCTTCCAGCTTGGATCCAAGAACTTTCAAATAGGCATCCGCGAAATAGTCAACATCATTGGCCTTCTCGCTGATCGCCTTATTGTATGCGTTGATCATCGTAAGCACCGGTTCGAAGATTCCCATCCGCTCCTTGTTTTCTACGTACTCAGATGCCGGAACGCCATCAAAGCCGTGTATCTTCTCGTCTGCATCCCAGATCAGCTTTCCCTTTATTGTGAACCAGCGGACCTTCGTCTCGTCCGATACGCTTCCATGAAGGATCTGATTCGAATCGTAATACAGCCGCACGAAATACCGTTCCCTTTCCAGCACGGAATCATCGTAGATCATAAATGCATCCAGCGGACTCAAATATGTAATGCCGATGTTTCCGTTCTCATCGACATAATACATTTCATAGCCCTTGCCGAAGATGCTGCAGATTTTGGACAGCTCGGCGTTATTGTCGTCCTGGTCGTTGTACTGGTCCAGGAATTCAACATACTTCGCAACTGCTTCGTTCCCATTGTCGACCTGCATTTTGATGGCATTTCCAATGAAAAAACCATTCATCGTATCCACGATGTATTTCGCAAAGTTGACCATGATCCGGTTGTCCGGCTTCCATTTTGGCTTTGGCGGCTCATGCAGGATCGGATACTCCGTCTCGTAGGCCTCCTGCAGTCTGCTGTATCGAAATGCGCACTCTCCGGAATGCCGCATAATAAATTCGTTCAGTTTGGCATCCGTCAGCGTCTCTTCCGACGGTAGCCTATATAAATTCGTTCGCACTTCTATATCCCTCCTTTCACCTTTCTGTTCAGCCGTGGTCGCTCCCCAAGTATTGTATATACAAAATATCGTACAGCGTCCATCGCATGATCATATTGCTTCACTGGCTTGTCTTCTCCGTTTTCAGCAGCTTTTTTATCCCAAATATAAGATGCAAATTCTTTAATTGTATTTATACAAGTCGTTGAAAATACAATTTTTTGCAAATTCAATTTGGTTGCTACCAATCGAATTCCGTCCTCTACATCATTTTTGGCTTTTATGATTTTAAATCCACGTTTTCGCAATTCCGCAATAAAAGAAGCAGCCGCAGGATCCACTATAATTGCGCGAATTTCCATCTTATCCAACCAATTCCCCAAGTCGTCTGCATACTCTGCATCCGTTTTCTGCTTTCCTTCCTCTCGTCCAGAATAATAATATTCTTTCGTACAATACCAAACGCCATCCGTTCCTTTTTCCCACAGGAGAAACACCGTTGCATTTTGAGTTCCATAATCGCAACTGACATATCTATTGCTGTCAAGCAATAAATTTTCAAATAGCGATGGATCTTTCACATGTTGTGCTTCGCTGAACATATCGTAGATAATACCCTCAGCCATAGCCCACAAGCCCAGGATATATCTTTTATAGAACACCCCGGTATACATGTTTCGGTATCTGATTTTTATTTTCTCGGATAGGCTTAGGTTGTCATCCATTGTAAAATGGAGATACAGCAGCTGTTTTTCTTTCCTTTTGTCAATCCAATTGGTTTTAAACCAGTGATATGGCCCGTCCGGATTGCAGTTAAACCAAAATTTGGAACCTTCAACGGAGCATCGACCGGTTGCCTGATTGACAAATGATTCAGGCATCAGAGCAACTTCATCAAAAAAGACCCCTGCCAGAGTAATACCCTGGATGAGGTCTTGTGAACGTTCGTCCTTACCACCAAATATGTAAAAATTGTTTTCAACACTGCCCCTGGATACGACAACTAAGTTATCGGCTCTGTGATCCGCAACTCTGTATCCTCTGGATTTCAACATCAGTTTCAGCCAGAACAAAACGTTTCGTCTGAATGAACCGATCGTCTTGCCGCACATGGCAAAATTCTGGCCAGAGAAATTGTTCATTGCCCACAGCACGAATGACAGCGACATACTGACTGTTTTTCCAGAACGGATAGCGCCATCAGCTATGATTCCATCCTTATCATGGACTGGCGAATCCTTGCACCACCAGGTAAGAACCTGCTTCTGTTTTCTGGAAAACGGCGAAAAATGGAATGTCTGGTCTTTCTGACAATTTTTAATGTTTCGCGTGAGATTCTGCAGCTTTGTTTTCAACGATGAGATCTTCTCATACACTCTCATCACCCCAGACTTCCTGCGCCACGGCATTCATCGCGGAAAGGAATCCATCATCGCCGGTTTCTTCCTGCTGAACATCCTGTTTGCTCATTTCAAATTCAAGCTGCATTGCTGCAAGTTCCAGCCGTGCATCGTCGTAACCAAATTTATGTAAAGCCTCAATGGCTCTCTGGCGCCGCGCCTGCACGCGGGTTAAGGCATCTTCTATGGACTGGATTTGTCCCAGAATTCCCTCGTATTCTTTTAAGACAGTTGGTTTTCCTTTTTCAATTCCAGATCGATATCCGGTAACACTCATTCCCGCTGGAACTTGTTCTTCTGGCTCAGCATTTTCATCAGCCGTCGGCTGCTCCATGTTCTTCAGCATCTCAATTCTTTTCAACATCCGCCGTTCCCGCACAGTCAATAGCTGAATTTCCTGCAGGAGCAACTGCTCCTTGTCCGGCGTCACCATTTCAGTCAACCGTTTTTCTTCTGGATCCAGACAATCAAAAAAGAGAGCTTCAAACTCTCCTGTCTTAACTGCATTCTTATTTCCCGGCGGACCGGTCGCATTTTGATTTCCCGGTTGACCGCCTCTTTTTTTCTTATCCGAACGTTCGCTTTTTTTATCCGAACGCTCGTTATCCCATCTGTGAGTAGATTTCCAACGGCGAACAGTTCCTTCCGGCAGATTCAGTTGACTTGCAATCTCAACCAATTTCATGCCTTTCAGGTACATGCCCTTTGCCTGCTCTATTCTTTTATCTGGCGCCCGGGCCATGTTCCATCACCTCGATTCGTCGTTTTTGAATATAACAAAAGGCAGTCTCTATGCAAGACCGCCTATGATTTTCACATATTATTTTTTTTCTTGCTCTTTTGCCCATTCTAAAGCAGCTGTTTTTGCTTCCATTATTCCATTTGTCCCCTCAATAATCGCCAATCCAATCGCAAGCCCAATAATATCTCTTTCTGTATGCGATTGGTTAATAAAATGGATCAAATTCGCCGCAGCCGAATAAAAATAAAACATTCCTTTAAATGCATATGCCGTCAATAATTGATGATGGTCTCCTGTCCTTTTCCCTGTTATTAAGCCAACAGAAACAATAATTGGGCAAAGCAAATACGTAATTACAAATCCTATATCCATCCTATACTTTCCTCCTTTTTCTGTCATCATACTACAAAACGTCCTGCATTTCTACAGGACGTTTTAAAAGAAGTATATGGGGGATGATCTCCAGTCAATGGAGAGTTGGAACGGCAGGATTCGAACCTGCGCCTCGTGCCGGCGTCTCTGTGCTCTCCTTGAGCTACGTTCCAATAGGTGCAGGGTACCAATCTGCACCGTGCATCATTCGGACTTTTTCCATGGGCTGATGTCTGCCCGATTCAACGGCCAGGCTGTGACACCTGACCGCCGATCAAAATACATTCACAAGGAGGTAAAGAAAAGATGAAACCCTTCCTGCCGTTCTATCCATGATACACTATAACATTTTGAAAACGAACATTGCGAACAAAACGAACAAACTTTCATTTTCTCTCAAATTTTTCTATGCCGCCTCCATGAACCTCAGATATTCCATCCGCACGCTATCTGCGGTTGCCTTTCTTCCGAGCTTTGCCGCCACCTGGCTCCAGCTCATCTCCTCGAAGACTCTGTACTTGATGATCCGCTGCATCCTCTGTGGAATGTGGTTCATCCACTGCTCCACCTCCACTTTCAGCCGCTGCGCCTGCTCCCGGCGCTCTTCCAGAATCTTCTCCTCATGCCGCAGGCGGGCATCCTCCTCATAAGTGAACGCTGTCCCCGCGATTTTGAAGTGCTGCGGATTGTACGGAAAATCCGGATTGCTCCCGGATACATTCGTCTGCACAATAGTCTGACGCTTCTTCTTCAGCCGTCTAATGTCCTTTTCCGTCTCTTTGATCAGCTCGCATGCGTCTATGTACTGCTCCAGAACCTTTTTCTCCATTGGTATCACCTCCCCATGTGTGTTCTCTTCCGGTTGTTCTGTCTCTCATTCTGATCTCGACCAATTCCAGATGCGACACGTTCAAGACCTCCCGCACAACCTTGACCACACTCCAGATCTGTCTCGGCAGGCGGCTTGCGCTTCGAATCGCCCTGTCTGCGGTCGGATCACGATAGCCTTCACTGTTCATATTCAATCCTCCTATTTTACGCAAATCTCAGTTGCTCTTGGCTGTCATCGATGTTAAGGTTTGGCACCCGCACTCCTACTTTTAGATACGGACAGTTTGCTTCTACCAGTTTCTGCGCCATAATCGGCACCACGCTGTTCCCAATCCGCGCCACCTGCTTTGCAATCGGGTACGGTTTCCAGTTGTAATCCCGATCAATGATATAATCTTTCGGGAATCCTTGCATCAGCTTCAGTTCTTCCGGTTTCAGCATTCGCAGGAAGATATCCTTCAGAATGTATTTTTCTCCCTGAATATCCAGCACCACATTAACCAAACCAAAACGATCCTTCGTGGTGATCGTATCCAGTGGCCTGTCAATGCCTTGGCAGCTTCCGCCGGATCCGTAATATTTAATCAGGAATGCGGATATCAGCCCGAAGTGCCCCGGCGATGTTGTAATCGTATGCAATGGCTCATCGCAACCCTGTCCGATACCAGTCTTGTAATATTTGGTAATAAACGCTGTCACCAGCCCGTACCGGTTACTGGTATCAATGGTCTTGATCGGCTCCGTTAGAAACTGGCCCCGGGAATCTCCGGCTTTCGTCTCGCCGTGATACTGGATGAGAAAAGCAGTCACCAGACGATTGTGATCTACGGTGGTAATTGTGCTGCAAGGAGAATGCAGGTCACTTCCACAACCTTTATAGTTTCCACCATATGCTTTATCCAGATACGACAAAAACAGCTTTTCTCCATCTTTTACGATATATGGATTCGGATTTTCCACGATATATTTCCGGATTCCATTCGCGATACGCTTCATAGTCGCGTCCGCCAGAGGCTTTGGCCTATCAAATATGGATCGTCCAAAATCTGACCAGTCTATGTAGTCGCCACAGGCTTTCCACCGTGGCTCTCGATCCTTGAAGTGAGTCGGTGCCGGCCATACAATCTCACGTCCGTCTCTCCGGAAGATTGCGTACCAGCGTTTCCGTGTCGTGGGTGCTCCGTAGTCTGCTGCTATCAGTTCTCTGCACTCAAACATATATCCAAGAGATTTCATTGCCATAATAAATTTTCGATAGTCCTCTCCACGACGTTCCTTAATCGGATGACCATTACTGTCAAGCGGCCCCCACTGTTGTATTTCCTCTACGTTTTCCATCAGGATCACGTCCGGCAGAATTGCTTTAGCGTGTTTGTAAACAGCCCACGGAAGAATTCTCAATCCTTTCTCCCGTGGTTTACCGCCTTTTGCCTTGCTATGGCTTGTACAGTCCGGCGACGCCCACATCAGAGCCACGTGCCGGCCTTTTACATATTTCTTCAAGTCAACCTTAAAAATATCTTCTGTTAGATGCAGCGTGTTCGGATGATTCGTTTTGTGCATCAGGATGGCATCCGGATCGTGATTAATCGCAATATCTACCGGTCTCCCCAGTGCCATCTCGATGCCGACGGAGGCGCCGCCCCCGCCAGCAAAGCAGTCAATAATCAGATCCTTCATTGTTTGACCCTCTTTTCGAGAAATTGTTTTCTTTGATATTTTTCATTTTTTTCTTTTGCCCCGGCCGGAGGCTGGCTCCTTTCTGTTTGTTCTACACTGTCATTTTAGCTCCGCACTTCGGGCAGAACTTCCATTTTGCTTTGATATATTCTGTACTGGATCTTCCTGTTTCAACGGCATCATAACTCTCAACCTGAAAGCCACAACCAGAGCATTCAGCATGGATATAGTCGTTGTGCTCTTCTCTACTTTTCCACTTTGCTTTTTTCATTCTTCCCATGATTCCTGCTCCATTCCGTAAGATATTCTTCCTGCTCCCGGTCCTCTTCCGGATCCTTCGGACGCTCTGCCCGGTTCAGCAGCCACGCCACCGCACAGATGATCCCCCCGCAAAACACGATGATTCCAATCACTGCCATCTACTCCTCCTCTCTGCCCTTCCAGCAGCGTTCCAGTTCTTCTAGGACTGCAATGCAT